ATATCATTGTTTGTTGTTCTCAATATAAAATCAGATTTATATTTGGCTAAATTAGCTTGATAGTCCGTAATATTCGTATTTATAACCGAATTTATTTGTTTGTCAACCTGCTCGACGAAACTTTCGCGAATATTATGTTTAAAAACATTGCTAACTTTTTGATAATTAAAAAGCAATATAGCTATGAGTTCTGTGTCCCATTCTCGAGCGTCAATGACTGTTCCATTTGCTATATAATTATTTTCAAATTCAGTATTTATATTTTTCAAAAATCTAGTCAAATCTTTTTCAAAAGGTTGCTCTAGTTTTATCTTTTTTACGACGTCCTCATTTTGAATGTCTCTTAACTCATCTTTTTTGAAAGCTACTGTCATGATTACACCTCTTCGTAATCATATTTAATAGCTTTTTTTGCCTCTTCTATTTGTTGTTGTTGCGCAAGTTGCTCGATAGGTATTAAACTCGTTGGAGCTAAAACACTATCCCCGCCATCAATCTCATTATATCCAAGACTTTTTCTAGTCTCGTTTAAAGTCAATATATTATTTTTATACAAATCAACATTATTTTTGATTATCCTATCTTTCAAAACTTTTATATCAAAAGGATTGTAATCAATTTTTTCAGTCTTTAAATCCATAGAATAAAAAGGAAATAAAAATAATGTTAGCTCTTGAAATATCTTATTATTTAAAGGCAAAATGACATTATCATATAATTGTAGTTTAGCCGAATCCATATTGTCATATTTTTGATTGTCTGTTAGCATTAAAGGTAAAGGATATTTAAATCTATTTATAATAATTCTTTCAAGTTCTCGTTTCATGTCCTTAAAATCCATATCTTTGAGAGATTTTGAAAGTTCAACATAATTATATTTTCCACCATGTAAAAACAATGTTTTCGCTGTGTTTGTTGTGCCAGAATGTTCTTTATTAAACTGTTTTTTTATCTCGTCTTTTTGGTCTTGCGTAAATGGGTTCTCGCTAGTAAAAAGCCCAGAAGGTCTCGCCCCATTTTTAAGCAAAGCTAAGTTATGATTATTTGATTGTAAATATTGCTCTATTTCATACTTAATAGCCGAAAGTTTAGAGTTGCCTTCTTGTGTTTTATCGTCAATATTAAAGTCTCTTATATGCCATATTTCGCCATAGCCTTTTGCAATATATCTGATTTGATTTTTCTTAAATTCACGATAAAAAGTAATTCCACCTTCTACAGAATTAAACACATAATTAGATACAATATTATTCAAACAATCAATATTTAAAGTTATATCATCAGGAGTTATAATTTGCAAATCTAAAACTTTATTCTGGATGTTTTCATATTGAGTAGTCTTTGCATAAATATAAACATTTCCAGTTATCAAATAATAATTTACAAGTGATTTTATAAATTCAGAATAAACAATGTCTTGGCTTGGATATTGTAATTTTTCCAGAATAGGTAAATTATCTAAATATTCTTTTGATTTTTTTTGTAGGATATAAGGCTGGATTTGTGAAATCTCGTCTGATATATTATCTATAACAGTCATTACAAGCGAAAGCGAGTTTGCAAAATCAAAACATTCTTGAATTGAAAGGCTTGAATAATCTAAATTATTGATACCATAGGCGTAATAATTACTTTTTTTTAATGCGTCATAACTTTTTTTATTAAAAACATTCTTAAAAAATTTAAGCAATTTTTACTCCTAAAATATCATGACACCACCATTTTTAGCGGTTATATATTTTTCGTGTGCATATCGTAAAGCATCCCATCCATGATTATGCTTATCAACTATAATCGACAATATTTCATCTGTTTTACTATCTTTTTTATAGCAATATAAACCGCATTCGTCAATAAAATATTTACACCTAGGATGCACAACTATCTCTTCAAAATTCTTTAGATAAGCTATTCCATCCTCAACACTGCCAGCCCATTTCTTAGCTGCTAATACATCAATATTTTTATTTCTAAGATGTGATATTGTTTCTGGTCGGCTGCAATCTGCGTAAATTGTATTCTTTTGATAATCTGGTACTTTTGAGAATAAAGCAGGCAAATCATCTAATTCTGTATGATAACCATGTTCGGCATAATCAATGTATAATTTTTTATCGACAATAAATGAACGAATTAAAACTGATGGGTCGCAATTATGAACCAACAAACCATTTGCAAAAAATTCTCCATTTTCAACTGTTATATCAAAGACTTCTATTTTTTCTTTTAGCAATTGTAAGTTTATATGCACAGTCTTTAGAACATGACTTTCTTTCATCATATGAAGAAGCCATAAATTTAATGCCACAATTTTCGCATATATATTCTTTTTGACTAGCACGACTATTTGCTTTTTTTCTACAATTAGGATTACAATATTTTTGATGAACATTTTTAACATCAATAGGATTTCCACACTCCAAACAAAAACATCTCTTATTTTTAACAGTTTGTAAAGATTTAAGTCTTCTGCTTGCCCAATTTTCTTTTGTGTATCCATGGTTTGCTCTAATTTTTGACATTTCATTTTTTGATATAATACCCAAATTTTCCTTATAATGTATTTTAGAATGCTCTTTAGTAGTAATACAAATAAGATTTTCAATTTTATTATTAAAAGGATTGCCATCTTTATGATGAATGATATAGCCTTCTTTAATTTTACCATTATAAAATTCCCAAATATCTCTATGCAAAATTTGTTTATATGAGTTTTTTCTTCCACCTGTTTTATAATAGAAATAATTAGGATGTTTACCTTCAATATACCTCTTATAAATTTTCCTATTAAATTCAATTTTTTCAAACATAAAGTTTCAACCTCTTTTAATTCATCAACTCGTTTCCATCCATCATTAGTAAATATTCTATGGTCGCCCGTAACTATTATATTTTTTCTGTATCCAAAGTCAAACTCATAAACTTTTTTAATTCCTTTACTTCTTGAATCAAGAACTTTTTTATAACCTTCTCTTGTTAAAACTTTATCACCAATTTTTATATCTTTTATTGCTACATTCCCTTTTATCGTAGAAACCAAAGTATCACCTTTTAGACAAGCAAAACCCCAATCTGCACCATAAAAAAAACGTTCTGGCTTTAATTCCTCAGTTATAAAATCCTCAACTCTATATTTGCCTTTAAAAATCAAAGCATCTGAGAATTGTTTTAATTTACCAAGCCAAATATTTTCATACTTTGCAAAATCATTTTTCTTATCCCATTCCATCTCAGCAACTAGCTCGGTATCGGGAAAAAATGGATTATCACAATAGTTTACAAGAGTTGACTTACAGTTTTTTGGTGGATTTAAAATAAAGTCTTGATAAATTGGTGATTTTATATCATCAGGATTGAATACAATTATAAACTCAGAGCCTTTTTTACGGATTGTAGGTATAAGTATACTAAGACTATCTCGACTAGTTCTTTCAGCCTCTTCTAAAAAACAAATATCAACACCTTCTGTTGATTTTATTTCACTAGCATTCCTTTGCAGCCCTTTAAAAATTATTTCGCTACCAGCTTTTGAATATATAACATTTTGTTGAATTTCAAAATAATCGTCTAAACCTAATTCTGAAATACGTTTAACTAGAACTCGATGTACACTGTCCCTAATACTTGTTTGAAATTCTCTTGTGCATAATACCAGCTTTTTAGAATAACAAGTATTTAAAAGTATATAATCTGCCGCGGCAATTGTTTTTCCACTTCCTCGCCCACCATAAAGCACTTTATATCTAGCATTTGAAAATAAAACTTCTGATATTTTATCAATAAAAACTGGTTCAAATACTTTTTGATTTATCATATTTATTTTTTATATTGCCTAAATTAACCCAGTACCAATCATTCATACTATTTGTATATGCCGCAACCATTTTAATTCTAACAATATTTTTATTTAATTTTGAAACCTCTACAATCTCGCAGAATGTATCAAATTCATTTATAACTCCGCCCATGTCTTGTATTTCAGCCATAAGTCCATCACTAACAATCCCACCACGTCTAGAAATTATATTATAATATTTTTTAAAACTAATATCATCTCTCATCATTAAAACATTGCCTTGTAAATATTTAGTTTGATTTTTAGCCCATACTTTATATTGTTTTATTTGGATATCTTCTGATAACTCGGAATTATCCCAAGCAAATAAACTAAAATTTAAACTTAATACTAAAATTAACAATATTAACTTTTTCATTATTTTAATTCCTTGCCATACGGTGGCACTTTAATACTTTTATCGTCTATTCAGTAATTTCTTCTTCTTTTTTATTTCCAACAATTTTTATATTAAAAATAGGCTGTGGCAGTGCGGTTATATCTTTACCGTTAGTTGTTAAATCTGTTTCTGTTTTATCTGACCAATCAAAATTCTTTAATGCAAATATAGTACCAGTTTTACCATCTTTCTTTAAATCTAATTCATAAGAATGCTCTACCATTAGCTTTGCTTTTCTTATCGTGTTAATAAATTCTGGCTTTTCTTCATAGTTTATAAGCGTTATTCTGTCTGTATCTAAAGCAAGAGCTAATCCAGTAATAGTCCACATTTTTATATCCGTAGAATTAAAATATTCATTTATTTTTTTCTCTAAAATTTCAACTGTTTCAAATTTGAGAGGTCTTCCTACTTTTGCCATTTTATTTTAATCCTACCTTGACCTTTGTATTTACTGTCGTATTCTTAGAATTATTTATATTAGTTGTATTTACTGAATTATTCGTATTAACGGAATTATTGACAGCTATCGGTTTAGAATTATTAGTAGATGTTGTTGTAGTCTTTGTTTCTATTGCCTTTACTGAACTGTCAATTTTATTAGATTTATCTAATTGATTATCCGAAACATTTAAATTAATTGCTCCTGTAGAACATCCACATAATAATAAAATTAATATATATTTAATCATTTATTTTTCATCCTTTT